GTTAGTTTGAACAATACCATCAAGAATAATATTAACTTCTTTGCCAACTAAATGACTCACAGATACCGATGCTGCTGCACCGCCTGTTTTAGCACTATCTGTTAATAATGCATGCTCTACTTTTTCTACATAGTATTGATCTACGCCAGATATAGTTCTTTTAACTACTGTGTAAATTGTAGTAAGATCTACACCAATTTCAACAAACGATCCTTGTGCTGTAACAAGTTCTGATGGTGCTATAACATTTTGTGATCTCATTAATGAATATGATGCTAATGTTCCATCATCACTATTTACAATAAGAAGTAGATCATTTTCATCTGTATCCACTGCGCGTCTTAATGCCATTCGCTTAGGTGTCTTTAATAGATGTCCAGATAATAGAGATATCTTTGATGTAACATAAGTAAGTTGTGTATCAGAATATGCAATCTCAGATAATGACTTACCTTGTCTTTGCACAAATATAACACCACCTTCAAGTTGTTGAACTCGTATGCCAGGCTTACTTCCATTACGGCTAGTAGACTGCACAAAGAATGATAATGGTGTAATAGGTTCTAGACCATTTTGTGGCACATAGAACTCACCACCAGTTGTAAAGATAGTAAGATCTCGTCCAGAAATAATATCTGTAATAGCATTAAATGTATTAGTATCTAACGTAGCTTCTAAAGCATCGTCATCTAATCCTTCTGTTGGCTCAAAATCAAAAAATAATCCTACAATAGAACCCCATATGGTAGATGGTCTTGATTTAGATCCACCAAAATATAAACGTCCTTGATGAAATGATACTGTTCTAGGCCAGCCTTTTGTTGATGACCAAACATCTTCATAGCCAGACTCTACATCCCAATTTCCATTAGCAACAGCTGTAGTATCAAAAAATGGAAATTCTGTAACTACATTAACTTCTGTGCCAGATAAATATTGAACTATTTTTGCACGCCCTTGTGGTTCAGCATTAATATATTGACCAACGCTTCCAGCAGAAAATACAGAGGATGATGCAGTAATTTTTATTTTACCAGAAATAGCTGATGGAGTAATTGTTCCAGCTGGATTAGTATATGCTAATGTAAATGCATATTTAGGAATGCTATCAAAAGTTAATGCTGATGCCGTCCATGATGAATCAGATGCTCCGCGAACTATTTTTACTGGATTAATATCTTCATGCGTAACAATCAATGTATCAGCAGATTGAGTCCAACATATTTCATTTAATCTTTGGCCAAATAATCCAACGCTAGATGTATTTAAATAATCAAGTCCAGATCCATTAATATTTGTAATTAATGCACCATTTTTATATATATACATTTGACTGTTAATAAAACATAACATATAACTATCAGATGTTGAAAATTCAAATGGAACAAGTCTAATACCAAGATCTGCTGAGTTATATATTTTATATACAGATGTGTTGTTTGGCGTAGTTGTCCATGCAGTTGATACAGTGGCTACTTTAGTAGATCCAACATATGATGTAATTTGCCTTGTTTGTCCAACACCAGTTCCGCTAGTTATTGTGACATACATATAACTATAAAAACTATTAGATGCGCTTGCTCCAGATGCTAATGTAATTGTGCTTGATGCTCCAGCCTGTGCTGTTCCTGTTGCAAACGTGTTAGATATTGAAGGTAATGAATTTATATACCTTGTGCCAGATCTACGTGTGATTCCACCTTGTGGCTGACAAAATACATTTTGAGCTGTTTCTAATGCATTCTCGTAAGACTTTAAATCAATACGCGCTCTTAATAGTGGATCTAGTTCGCCTGTAGTGAAGTTTGTTTGGACTGTAACAAAGCGAGCCATTAATACCTCACATTAATCAATGAGAAGTCTTGTATAGCGTTTATGGGTTGTCCTTGACCATCAATATTCATAGCTTGACGCATATAACCACCACGTCCATTTTCTCCTGGTGATCCTATAGCTACACCTTGCCAATATTGAGCTTTATCTACTTGATCTGTAATAGGCACACATATATGCCATGCCAATAGATATTTAAGTAATTGAATGAAATATACAGGCATATTAGGCTCTGTAACAGAGTATTGATAATCTACCCATACTTCTTCGTAATTAGTTAGAATTTTATCACCCATGATTCTATAATCATTTCTTGGATGAGATCCTATTTCATTAGCATCATAGACTGCTCTTGGTGAGCCTAATCTATCTGATGGTAATTGATATTCGTATTTATATTCGGTAACCGGTGTAGTGACCAGTCTAGCACATTGAACTTTTTTAAATGAGAATGACCATGGATAAATCATTAATGCTTGATCTCTTATATCGTAATATAAACGATCGCAAGTGGATGACTCATCGGTGCCTTCTGTGAATGAAGCAATAGGCTTTGCGCCTAATAATATTAGTGCATCAGAACAAACTGATAATGCTGAATCTCCAGCTGCCATACTCTATCTCCAGATGTGAGAATAAGGTGAGTGCCAAAACACCCACCTTACCCAAGTTACTTACTACTATACAGTTTTTTAGTCTGTATTTGTTACTGTTAATGCTGTTGTATCAGATACATCTACAACTCCAGCAGCTGAAACAGACATTACAACGTGCTGACCAGCTGTTGAAACTGAACCAGAAGAAGTAGTTACGCGCCAAATAATGTCGCCTACCTTTACTAGTGAAGCTACTGTATTAAAATAACCTGATGTATCAACTGTTGCAGCAGAGTCAGTAGTGGTATAACTCCAAACTTGTGGAGCATTACCAGCTTTTGATTGTCCGCCAATAGGTTGAAACGCTGTGCTTGAAAATGCCATAATATTTTCTCCTTAGATTAAGTTTCACGGCAAGTGAGTTGAACGATACCCTCAGCATCAATTGTTGTTGCTGTAGCAGAGAAAATTGCATTCACAAGGAATGATGTTTTTTCTGGAACATAATTGATTTCTGTGCGAGGAGCTATGCCTTCTGCGTAACCAATAGAGTCTTTATGGAACGCAAACATTGTTCTATCTAAAGATCCATCAATTGCTAAACCACCTTCTGAACGATCACCCAATACATGGAATGTGAAACCTAAGAATGTATTGATTTCGCCAGCTACAAGTGCTTTAACTGTATTAAAGTCAGAAGAAGTTACTGCTGTTTCTGAAAGTAATGAAGCCAAGCCATTGCCATGTAAAACAATATGACGATCCATTGGTGGAACATTGTTTTTGTCTAATAGACGTTTAGCTTCACGTAGTTTAGCTACGTTAAGGTTAGAGTCTGTTGTGCCAATATCGTTAGACACTGTTAATGATGTTGATGAAGCAGCAAGTGCATCAAGAATCATTTGGTCTTGACGTCTACCAATAGCGTTAGCTACTAATTGCACTAACTCTTGTCTTTCGTCAAAGTTTACTTTTTGTTGCATAAAAATGTCAGAGTATTCTGCTGCATTCCAATCTGCAAGCGTAGCAGTTACTTGTGACCATGTTGCATTTAATGGTGTTACGTCTGTTTGTGGGATTCTTAAAGTAGCAACACCTTTGCCTACTTTAGGAAATTTTACTACTGAGCCTTCAACACCGCGTCTTTGTCTAACAGCACCAACTAATTCTGCCTTACCTTGGTAAGCCTGTTTAACTTCGGCATCAAAGAGCGTTACAAAAGCATTAGATAATCCAATAGCCATGTTATTCTCCTAGAATTGATAAAAATAAAGTTTATCGCTTTGGTTAGCCAGATAAAGCCTGGGCCAGTGCTTGCTATTTACGATAGCCAAACGACAAGACAACTTGTGTGAAGGGTTGCGAATGCAATGAGCCTTGAGCAGTTTTTAACAGATTTTTAAGTGTTTGGCAAGTGTTTTATGCAAAAAAAAGCCCACAATTAAGTGGGCTAGATTTACTACGGAGATTAAACACCAAATGATGCTTGGAACATCTTTTCTACTTTAGCCCTATAAGCTGGGTCTGTTTTGTATTTTGGATCTCCCACCATAGCATATAACTCTGTTTTAGATGGCGCTCCATCTGCTGGTGCGCTTTCTGTAGGAACTCTACCTTCATAAGCAGCCCTAATCTTTTCTAAAGCAGATATCCCTTTAGCAGTGCCACCCATAACCTTGAACTCTTCAAAGTCATCTTTGCCCCATACGCCTTTATGAACAAGGCTAGTTCCCCATTGAACAACGCTTTTAATACGAGCGTCTGCATTAGGCCCTAGTGATTTACGTTCTTGTTCTAAGTTTACTGTTGCTGTTTGAAATGAGTTAGCATTCATTTCAACTACCTTTGAAACTAAAGCATCTAAAGCTACTTGACTTACGCCATACTCTTTAGCCCATGATACTACATGGTTTTTAACTGGATCTGTATCTGGAGTTCCTCCAAATGCAGCCAAATCATAATTACCATCTGCTGGAGCTTTATGTTTGCCTTGTGAAATTTGCTTACGAAGATCTGTCCACGATTTTGCAATCGCTTCTAAATCTGGTTCTGCATCATCTTTTTTCCAAAAATTTTCTGGCCACCAATCTGGTCTTTCTAATGGGCCATCATCTTCTGGTTTATCAAGATGTGATATGTCTGTTTTTGTTGAGTCTGCTTCTGCCGCTGGTTCTACATTTACATTATCGAGTAGGCCAGTGTCTTGAGAAGATTCCTCAGAGCTACTAGGCTCGATTACGTCGTCTGTCATTTTATTTTCCTTGCGCGAATTAACCTTGCTTCTAAATCTCTGACTATACTATTCTGACCTTCTCGGTAGTAAGCATAACTAGAATCGCTACCAGGCAAGGCAACTGGTTGCTCTAAAACAGATTGGCGTAACCAATCCATCAATTTATTTCCATCTTCATCACCTAATACACGTAATGCTAGTCTATCTAGATCTTCTCTAGCTTGACTAACATCTCTAACATCAAGCGGTAATGCTTGTTCTAAATCTTCCCATCCAGCCATTGTTATTCATCCTCTGGGTTTTTAAATGGAGATTGATTATTTTTTAATCTTATTACTGCCCAATCGTATGCTTTTTTAACCATAGCATCTGTTGGTGCTTGTTTATTTAAAAGACGTTTTAATTCTGCGTCTGTTGAGTCTGGAACAATTAAAGGAATGTCTGTTTCTTTATCATCAATATTTACACCAATACTCATTTCAGTAACAGCATTTCCATCAATATCTTTTAATTCACCTTTCCAGCCACTGTATTTTGGACCATCTTTTGGGTTATGACGCATACCATAATCTTTAGGCATTACACACCTCCTTGCTGTTTCATAGCACCTTTAACCATTTCTGGCACTGCTTCTGGTGCTGCTTGAGCTGCCATAGCAGCCATTTGCATTTGTTGTTGTTGAATAAGCATGCGTTCTTCTGCTGTATTTAGAATGCGCTGTGGCACTCCAAGCTTATCTGCTATAAACTCCATCATAGCATCAATCTTAATAATTGATTGAGCTTGTGGTCCAGCACCTTGAACTATTTGTGCATACTGTAATACATTCTGCACTTCTTCCATAGCTTGAGCTTGTGCTAATGGTGCTACTGCTGATACTTTAATTTCAAGTCCATTAACTTTAAGTGGCAAATTAATCATGCCACGATCATCCATAACACCTAATATTTTAGTAACCAATGGAATCATTGTTTCATTGATTAAACGACCAAATGCTGATCCTAAATTTTGTGATAATTCTTTCATACGCTCTACTACTTCTGTAGCTGAACGAGCTGACATGTTATCTGGTGGTAATGACTCATCAAGTAATATACGCTTAATGCTCATACGCAAGTCATTCATAATGATTTGAGATACGTTAAAGTCACCAGCACGTGGCAATGGTTTTAATGATTCACCTTGTGGTCCACCATTACGTGCTACAGGAATAATAGCACCTGGAATAATCTTAACTGTGTTAGGATTTAATACACCATCATCTGCTGCTGTATAAACACCAGCAATAGCTAATGAAGCATTTTTTAACACTAACTCTAATGTCTTGTTAAGAGTTTTAATATCTGGCAATGCAGTAATTAATGGACCACGGCCATAGATCTCACCAGCTACTTTAGCGTAACGAGATACAATCCATGGGCTTCTAGTCATACGTCTGTAGACTAACTCTGTTTTAGATTCTTTATGAATAACGTGATAACAAAAATCACCACGTTTTTGATCTAAAATAGTAGCCTCAATAAAGTCTAAATCGTCTGTTGGCTTCTGATCTATTTTTCTTTGCAGATCTTCTGAAATGTTTGCATCTGGCCATTGACGCATAATAGACTCGCCTTTAATACGCATACGTCTATATACATTATCTACTTGACCATTAGCACCTTCTTCAAATGATACCAAGAATTGCGGCACAGGAATAAAGTTAATTGGATTAATATCATCACCAGGTTGCACCATCATTACAGCAGTTCCTACTGATAGATCTAATAAAAATTCACCAATAGCAATATCAAAGTTTGATTGCTTTAGTGCAGCAAACATTTTATCTGCATAAACATCTAATGATGCTTGAGCTTGTGCTTTACGTTCTTGTGGAATATCTGTGCCTGGCTCTAATCTGCACCATTTACGTTGTGGTGGGAATATGCCAGATTGCATGCGATTAG